CTTTTACTTAATATTTTCATCAAACTAAAGTTTTAAAACATTATGTTCATAATTTGGTTTTGGTTTGGTTGTTGTTTTAACCACTGTATAAAGTATGGATTGTCCTGCCCGGGCATCACTACTTCAAACGTCCTAAGTAATTTTAATTTGGCTAAGTGTATTACATCACTATCATATTTTCTGATTTTCCAGACCCCACGGAAGTACTTTATGTTCCACCTCTCCTCAGGTACTTCTATGAGGGTCACTTTGTTGGCTCTTACTAATGCTAGATTCATGTTATCAATGTTTGTGTAGTTGGCATTGTCAATTGATATGCCGTATTTCTTTCTCAAAAAATCCAGATAATCGTGAGCGCCTTTCCTCATCTTGTATGCTACGCTTTGTGCTATTTTATCAGGCTCACTTGTGAATATAGGTTTTAATCGTGTTTCAGCAATTTCGGCTGTGTCAGAATTCCCGCCTTGTATAGGGTGTCTATTAGCATAAAGTCTTGCTATTCCTGTCCCTTGGGAAAAAACTGTGGCAGCATTCTTGTTTAACAGGTTAATTATTCTTGCTGCTACTGTCATATTACCACCTCTATCAATTATACTCTTAATTCTGTCTTGTGTTGCATCTAGTACAGATGTTAATGTTATAGCAGCTTCGCTTTCTATTCTAGAATGCACAGCTGTAGCACAAGCACGTGTTAAGTATTGTGCACCGGTTTTATCTTTTGCAAGCCCGTCGACTCTTAAGAATTCTGCAATTGTTCCGATATTCATTTTCGTTAGTTGTGCTCTTATTCCTAATTTAATGCTCTTTTTATATATTATCATAGCATCTTTAATTTTCCTACATACGCCATACATATCATCGCCGTTATGTATTGAGTATAACATTTGCTTGACCCCAGCTTCTTCTAAATATATTCTATTTAATACAGTATTCATAAAAGCAGTGTGTCTCCATCCTGAAAAGAGGGTACCTTTAATGCCTATGGTGTTACCTGTATGTTCATACTGTACTTGCATTTTATCAATACTGTCTCGTGTCCAGTATCCAGCTAGTACCTGTTGTTGGCTGAGGTAAGGTCTGAATACTTCTAACCATGCCTCAATGACTGCTTTCATACTAGATGTTGAGTGCTGAGAGTTAAAATCATCATAATCATAGCAAAATGGAGTACCTTTATCCATTCTTGCCATCACTTGCTGTATCTTACTCTGTTCAGCATTTTTTCCTACTGGAAAGTAGTCAGGTAAACAAGCTTCGGCAAGTCCCATTGAATAATCAGCCATAAGATAACTAGTTATGTCGCAACCATAGAGTGCTCTCACTTTACCCCATTCATATTTTGTGCTAGTTGTGGCATATATTTCTGGTGTCCTATTATAATAGTACTTAAATTCGCGCTTCCCAATGCTTGAAAGGACAGTTGTTTTATTTCTTAAGTTTACACCCTTGATCTCGCTTTTCTCTGCGATATCTTCTTTATGCTGCGATACAAAAGACCCTGTTGGCATTTGGGCCCACCTGCAAGACCAGTAGTCATCCCATTCTTTTGAATAAGGGTGTTTGCCTTCCATCCTAGCTTGTTTGAATATATTAATGGCTCGAGCTTTAATAGTATCTTTATCGATACCAACTACTTGCATCTTAGTTGTTCTTGCCTTCTCTTCTTTGTCCCAATCAACTTTTGAATTGATTCTATTGACTAGAACATTCAATTCAAATATATAATTCAGGTCTTCTCTAAATGAGTGCTGTTTTTGTTTAGCAACTATGCTCTCTATTTTTAACGTTTCAATGAAGTCTGTGTTGTTGTTACTTTTTTCAACACAGTCATTAAATATATTTGCAGCTAAGTCAGTAGTTACATAGAGATAAAGAATCATCGTTGCTATGCTTGACTCAACCGAAATATCAAGCTGAGCTGCTTTCTTTAACAGGTTAATAACATACTTGTCTCTGTAATTAGTAACTTTTTTCTCGACCATTTCAATCTTCCCTTCATGTGCTATAACCTTGACTTTTCCTACTTTATCACTGCAGTATATAATTTCTTCAGGCCTTAATAGTGTGTGATGCGCAGCAGTTATTTTCTCCCGGCTAAATTGACCTTTAGCTACTCTCAATATCATGTTTTGGGGTAGAGTGTTGTTAGCTAGGGCCTCGTATTTCTTGTACCAGTCATAACTGCCTGCATGAGTTATTAAGCCTCTTACGTTGCCAGTAAGATATCCCCCGATTAGTGCAGTGGCTTTAGGAGCATGCATTGTCAATGTGTCAATGTTAACATAAAAGGCGTATCCACAGTTCAGTTGTATCCAGATTCCTAATATTTGTTCACCACATATTTTTTTGTAGCTTGACACTATATCAACGTTAATGTGGCATTGATTTGGTACAAACAAGACTGTAGGTTTGTCAAGCTGATAGTAGCCTGAATAGAAATATCTTGCATCATATTTATTTCTCACATAGTTTAAATTGTGATCTAAGTGCATATATATAACTTCTGATTGGTTTCTCCTTATTGTGTATGGCTTACTTAAGTAAGAAAGTGTGTGTGGCTCAACGATAATAGTATCATCTAACGCTGAGCCAAGGTGATTAATTTGATCTGTAATGAAATACATTTTTACTCTGTCACATCGAGTTGCTCCAAGTTGACTTGTTCCATCGGAGCATCCAGTGCTAATGTCGTCGCAACTGCTTCCATCCCCTCGGCCGCAGCTAAAATCTTGAAGTCTTGAAAATCCTGCAATTTTTTTGGTATATCAAATTTGTATTCAGCGTAAGCAACTTTTTGTCCGTCAATTTGTCTGATTGCAGTACTCATGTTGTATTGCCTCTGAACATACAGTGTTGCTGGTGTAAGTATTTCATTCCTATCGTAATATATTTTGAAAGTCTGGTAATTCATTGACATATCCATAGTGAACTCTGTTCCAAAGTATGGTAAGCGCAGCCAGTTATGGTTGCGTCTCACCATTCTTGTATGGTCAAACATATATAGTTCGCGTTCTATATAATTTTTCCTAAAAGTTGGTAAGTAGTGACCATTTGAGTTTGATGCCCAATTATTAAACTCTTTGTTATCACTGTTACGTTTTACAACGCAGTCCCAACCAGATATTCTTAGCATGCCCATTAGCTTGTGTGCCTGCCCAACGTCACTAGTAACGTAGTAGCCCGTAGCTTTGTCATAAGTGACTTTAGCGCTAAGGAGTGGATCATTCATGTAAAAGTCATTCTTGTTGACTCCAATTGAAAGTATCGGATAGCAGAATGGTACTACATCACGTAAGCTGAGTACGGTAATGCGTTCATCGCCTCTCATTATTTCACTAAGTGAGTAACTGCTAGCTGCTGTAGCGTCCATTACTTGTACTTGCACAAATTTTTCGACTTCAGCATTAGTCACGCTTTTGAATCTGTCTAGTCCTATGTGAGTTGCCCATGGTGCAGTGAATTGCTTATCAAATCGCATTGCGGCGAGATGCATGTCTTTAACAATGCCACAAGTCAGAATGTGTGCACTGCCTATATATTTGGACAGTGGATCGATCTCTTCGAAATCCTCTATGTCATCAGCACTCCATCTTCTGCGAGTTACATAGTCAAACATACTGCAATGTACTGCTTCGCTTAGTGCGAGTGAGTGGTATATAACTCTTTTGGGTCTTGCTTCCCAATTTGCAAATGTATCCCACCTGCTGTTGTCTGTAATAAATGGTGTGCCAGCTATGGCGATTGGGGTTATTCCTCTCATGGTTGCAGTAGGTGCTATTGTAAGCACTGGTTTCCTAGTGACCCAAATCATTGCCTCTGCCGACCTCGGTTTGTGATTGTATAGGACTTGTGTGAGCAGTGCATATGCCATGTCAAAATGTGACTGAAGTCTATGGGTTACTACTAAGTTTTTAATAGCAGCATAGATGTCCATAGGTGAATGATCTCTAAATAAAGGGTTACTTTCTTCAACAAAAACGTTACTTGGACCAAAGAATCGTACTTCGCTTGTAAGCTGAGGGCTATCATGACCAATCCTAATAGGAGCTTCAGTTTTTTGTTGCCATTTGCCGGCTGCCAATCTGATTATATTGATTGTCTTGAGAGAGAGGTCTATTGCTTCCAATGCAGTGCCAGACTTATAAGCACTTGTTTCAGGTGAACCGAACCCCCAACCAATATTGGCAGATATAACATCAAGTTGGTATGGTAATGGGTTGTCGACATCAAAACTGTCAACTGACCAGTTTTGAGCCAAGCCAAGAGCAGTTTTAACATCAACCTTTATATGACCATCGTCGTAAAAAGTATCATTAGGCTTGACAGTTAGCACTTTGTCAGCGGTCTGCATGGATCTTATGTAGTACATCCTAAGCATGTTGTATAATAGCGAAGTAGTGTTATCATAATTGTGGCATATCATACTACTTGCTTTATTAATGTTAACTCGCCTATCACTGTCCCACACACCAGATAATTCTCTAGCAATTAGTTGTACATCAATTGCTCCATCTTGACCTATCATGTTCCCATTAATTCCGTCGTAAATCGACTGATCATGCCCCATGCTACATTTTATTTTTCCTAGTTGAGAAACATTATTTGAAAAGTAAGCACTGTCTCGTTTTCCTTTAGTTTTTCCATTAGAAGTGCAATCAAAATTAACTTTGTAGTTGAATCCATATTTAAGATCCAAAGGGATCCTTTTATCATCGATACTATTGAGGCTAAGGGATCCGAGCATGTTTTCAAATGAGTTGTAGGCCATTGTTGTTGTTGTTGTTGGGTGTTGTGTTCGCTTTGTGAAATATTCTTGAGATCTGTCAAGT